GCTGCATTCTTCGCTGCGATATTCCCACTGACAGATGTTTGCGATGCACTGCCGTTTCGGGATCATCTGTCCAGCTAGATCAAACTTGCTGGCAAGCTCAAACACCACAGCATCACGATTTTCACTTGCTTTTCTGTCGATAAAATACCGCTCTTCTGGCATCGTTGCGTAGGGGTCCGCGTTTGAGTTGCCGCCTGCAAAATTTACTGCGTCTAAAAACTTTTTCACAGTTCTAATGCGCCGCACCTCTGCACCAGCAAGATCGTTGCCAGTGCTAGTCGCGTTCACTACAAGCAATAGTGCTGAAATCGCGCTATCAAGATTAGCAACCGTCAAAGTAGGCCTAGGCAAGCTTCCTGTGTTTCTGTACTCAAACCCTTCAGCCTTAACAGGAATCCTGTTGTAGGTGTTGCCATTCCAAACGATATTGCCAGTCACTTGCTCATTTACGCCAGAGTGCCAGCGAAAAACGTCGTTGCTGCCGTGCAATGAGCTGGTCAAATGCAACTCGAACATTTCGATAATTGCACTAGGAGCCAAGACACTTAACTCTTCGTAAATGCTGCTGATTGCAGCCCAAGTGATGGTGCTGCCGTCCGTGTCATCAACCTCATTGCCAATATCTGTGGGCCACTTAGGTTCAGTTTGGCCCGTTGTGCCCGAGGTCTTGGCTCTGAATACAAGGCCAGAAGGCTGTGGTGTTGTAGCCCGTACAATGTCGCCGACAGCATGAGCTGTAGCTCCATTCCATGCTGCATATGCCATTAGGGTTCAAATACCTCGCGGAACGTTGCTTGTATTGTGGCGCGATTTAGATATGGAATCGACTTGCTCCAGCTGTCACAAACAAACTTCGAACTCGAGGCTTCGCCTGGCGGCGTAAAATCAAAGCTTTCACTGTCTGCGGCACGCGCGTCTAGAAACGTTTCGATTGTGTCCGCATCTGTTTCAGAAACCTCAAAAGTCAACGAAAAGGACTTCGGGTTCTGGTTGAGGCCAAACAAAAGTCGGGCTTCGTAGCCATCCCCGAAAACAACCCTCCGGGTGTTCGGGCTGCTTTGTTTTCTGATCCCATAGGTGGGTGTGATGCTTGGGAAAGTAGCCATCAGCTTGCGAGAAGACCGCCGGGACGTTTTTGCTTGATGAGTTCAGCCTGCACTGCAGCACCAAGCATCCTGCCCAGTTGCTCTGCTTGATCAGAGTCGCCTTCGACAGACGAACCAGAAGCATCCACGTTTACCGTCACATTAGCGCTGCCCATTGCGTGGTTCGGAACGATCGTTCCACTGCGATCAGGAATGAACAGTTCCGGACCACGTTCGCCCACGATTGACGGACGACCGACAGTCGGACGACCACCGTTGGCAAAACCAGGAATCATTCCGCCGGAAAAGAAACTGGGACCAGCGACAGAAAAATCACCATACGCACTAGACGGAACTGCGCTAGCGCCACCACCTAAACCGCCACCAAGGAAGTTCAGACCAATACCAATAATCTTCATCTTGATTTGGGCTGCAATCATTTCTGCAGCCATATCAAGGAAGTGATCGGCTGTGCGCTGGAACAGGTTGGCCAACGCCTGCTGAGCAGTCATGCTGCCCGTAACAAGACCTTTAAAGGACTCGCCAAACGCCTCACCAACCGTTTCGGCAATTCCAATCAGCTGACTGGCTGGATTCATTAGGTCATTTAGCTGTCCCTGAAGTTTTGTCAGGTACTCCTCTAAGACCTCACGATCACTCTTTGGCGCCAGTGCTTCGTTAATTGCGCCCTCAGCACCTTCTTTTTTGACCTCAAGGCCCGCAATTTTGCGCTCAATCTCCTCTAGTGCCGCTATTTGACCCTTCAGAGCTTCTTCTGTTGCACCTTCTGCTTTGGCTTTTTCAATAGATGCCTTGAGGCTTAGAACCTCAACATCAAGCCTTTCAATTAGCTTGTCGTAGGTCCGATCCAGTTGCCTTAGTTGTTTTTGAAGCTCAATAGCCTGCTTGGCTGCAGCAGGTGTACTGCCTTGTTGAATCAAGCGTGCATACTCTTTCTCAAAGGCAATTTTGTCTTTATTTTTATTGATAATGTCGTCCAGTTGGTTTTCAGCCCTAATAAATGCTTCGGTTGTGCTTTTTATCTCTCTATCAACTGCATCAATTCTTCGTTTAACTGCTTTTTCTTCTTTTTCGCTAAGTTTTACCTTGCGAGCAGCAACCCTCTCAGACTCGGCTTGACGCTTGTTTGCTAGCTGTTGCAGCTCGACATCTCTTTCTCTAAAGATGTTTGCTTTCTCAAGAGGAGTCAGCTCATCATCAGCAGCTTTCAATGCTGCTTGCTGGAAGATAATTGATCGCTCTAAACCATAAACTCTGTCGTCAAGCAGGCTGCCTCCAAGTTTTTCAATAGTCAGTCGGTCTCGAAGAATTCCAGCCTGCCTTAAGCCTTGATCGTTGTTTTGAGCGGCAAGCCTAGCTTGCTCTTTAAGCTCTTCACTGTTTTCTTTTTGCAGCTCTCGCTGTCGCTCGACAATTTCTTTGTCAATACCAATAGTCGCGGCACCTGCAACAGCACCTGCTGCTCCAGTTAAAGCCTGCCGTCGTTCTTTTTGCAGCCTAAGAAGCTCTGGGTCTGTCGTGTTTGCAAGGCCAGCCCTAAGCAAATTGGTACGCTCGACCGCTCCAGCAAGGCCTTTACCAAGGCCAATGCTGTTCAAGAACTTGGCAAGCACAGATTGCATCTGAGTCATTGCAATACTGAACTGCCTAGATAGCTCCAAAGAGCCATCTCCAAACTCCGTCAAAGCAGTAACACCGTCTGTTCCCACGATGAGAGCAAGCTCGCTAGTCGCTGCAGCCAGAGCAGCTTTTTCACCAGCTTCTTCTTCAATCTGCTTGATAAATTTCTGCGTTTCTGTGGCGGCCAGACCGGCAGCGGTAGTCAGAGCGTCGATGTCAGCAGTTAGAGGATTTAATGCTTGACCTAGCTCGGTTGCTCCAGCAACAAACTGGTCAATTAACGTGCCGACCTGGGTTCCAATCAGTGAAAGGCCAAAGCCAAATTCGCCGCCAATCATTCCGCCACCAAAGCCGCCAGCAGCACCGCCTGCAGCAGCTCCTATGCCTTGGCCAAACAGCAGCGGGAAGGCACCACCAATCAATGCGCTGCCTTGAGCTGATTTGAACCTTCTGGCACGCTCTTCAGCTGCTTTAGCAGCAGGGCTGCCTGGAATTCCTACCGCTCCACCAATTGGACTGGTTTGGCCGGTAAGTCTTGTCTGCTGACCTTTTGCCTCAATAGCTGCGTTTAATCGCTTGTCAAAACTTTCTTCCATGAAAGTTTTATCAAGCCGCAACGCATTATCAAATACTTCTTTCTGTAAATCCATTTCACGCTTAATTCTTTCCGTTAGCAGCTCTATCTGCGTATTGTTATGTCTGCGGGCAAAGTCTTGTTCAATATCAAAGATTTCACGGGCAAACCTTGCCTCTGCGTCACGCTGCTTCCTTATTGCAACCATAGGATCTGGTGCAAAAGGCTGGTTTGCTCCTGACGGATACTGCTCTGGATCTCCTCTCAAGAACCGAGCTCGTCGCCTCATGCGACCGGCAGAGATATTCTTAGAAATAAACTCTTCAAGCTTTGCTCGTTTTTCGGCCGCTTTTATTGCAGAATTGTCATTGGCTAAAAGCTGGCGCTGCAGCCGATCCAGCTCCCTGTATTTTTGCGCGGTTTTGTCTAATTCTTCGTTTATCTTTCGCTGTGCTCGTCGTTGATCAAACGACTTTAAATTATTAGAAAACCGTGTAAACGCCCTGTCAGCAGCCTCAAGACCATCAACAATTTCCCTGACCTGCTCTCCCAGCTGCTTAGCAGCGTTTTGGCCCTGTACCTTGACCTTGATATTTACGCCGTAATCAGCCACAAGCCTGGACCGAGACCTATTGCTCCACTTTACCGCCTGCCAACACTTTGCGCCCTTCCACGTATCTTGGCCTGATCGTGCGCTTTTTCCTCTTGCTCAGCTTTTAATTCGTAAAAAGCAGCCCAACCGACCAGCTCTTCTTGCGTCAAATAACAAGAAAGCTGAGCCACGGTAGTGCCCAGCTCCTTGGCAAGAAAAAAGATAAAAAACCAGTCGCTACTAGCTTTTCAAGTCAGCTTTCGCTTCCTCCACCTTGTTCTCCGCTCCAGAGTTCAGCATTGCCAGCTGAATCTCTTGCAGGATCGAAGCGTCTACAGCGTTTCGCAGCTGGGCCTTTTCACCATCCTGGAACAGACGCTTGCCGTCAGCGTCTAAAGCTTTTTCGATCATCATGCCCAAAGCAAAATCAGCAGCATCGTCGGAGCTGGATTTTTTCTGGATCGACTCGCGCTCAGCAATCGTCAAAGGGTGCCAGTAGATCTCAAGCACCACGTCGTCGCCATCCTTGACCTCATGCTTGTAAAGCTGGCTAACGCCAAACTTATTGCGAAGCAGCTCGGTGGCACGCATAAAACATTGTCGTTTCAACTAATATACTATACAACTGCCGTAAACTGGCAAGAAATAATTCCTAGGAAATGAGGACGATCTTCTAGTTCGACGGGAACCGGACCAGTAACGTCTAGAACTCTTGGTGAAACACTAAAAGTATCGGTGTAGTTAGTCGCGTTGACCGAAGTAAGACCATCGATCACCGACTCGCTTACAGCTGAAAGCGCTGCCGTACCAGCAGATTTAGGGACGTACACGTTGCACTGCACAACACCGCTGTAGTAGTCAGAGGCTGCACCTTGGTTTTGAAGAGTTGACTGGTTGAAAGTTACCCGCATCGAAACGTATTTTTTAGTTTTTCCTGGAGTCGTAAAACGAACATTGTCGTAAACCATTAACACCGTGTTATCTGCATCCGTCACCGCATCGGTTACGGCTTTTTCAAAAGCGGCTCGGGCATTTACAAGTGTCATCAGTTAGATCCCTCCAAAATAGGGTTGCCCTGATAGTCAGCAGCCATTCTGCCGCCCATCTGAGTTTGTGGAGCAAAGGACACACCTGCGTAAATACTGCCCAAACGACGTTTTTCTTGAAAAGCGTTGTCAACAATTTTTTTCATGTCCTGTATAAAGGCCAGAGGGCGTCCATCCTCTAACGCATACTGTGCGTAGGCGACTTGGTTTCCAATGTAAACAGGGCCTTTCTTGTAATTAAAATCGGGAACCTTAAACCTTCTTTTGATTAGGCTCATGTCCCCCTGAGGCATTGGTCCCCACTCAGTTTCTTTGCCCGCAGTGTTTGTGGTTTTTGTGCGATAAGCCGTTCTCCAAGGCTCTCTTTCTCGTCTAAAGCGATCACTGTCTTTTCTCGATTCTCTTTCAATCGGCCTGTTTTGCCTGGCCTTCCAACTGGACGCAAAAAGCCCCGTATAGACAGGACTGTGGGTAGGAGTTGAAAGCCCAGCTACAGCAGTTTGAATTAGCTTATTGAAAGCTCTATCAAAATAAGCCTCATAGTCATTATCGAAATCATCTAGGTTGTGATTTTTTGATTTAGCCATTAGAACACTACCTCCACGATAAACAGATATTCTTGATCGCCTTTGTAAGTGCGAATGTCAGTGATTTGAGCGACACGGCTAGACCCTGCATAGGTAAGCGAAATCGTGTCCTCAAATGTTGGTTGGTTGTCGCCAATCAGATCAGGCGTTATATACAGCTTGGCTGTGCGTTTTTCAGCCTCAGCCTCCTCTTCAGAACGCACAAACTCAACTGGTACGTCAAACGAGTAAGCCGTGTCCGTCGTCGTCAACGCTCCAGTGCTGGTGTTGTACGACGGAGATGCCTTACGGGTGTACGTAATCGTGTGGTCAAACGACTTGCCTAGATCGGCAACAACCGACTTGGCAACGCTCTTAAACAGACTGTCGAGTGCTCCTGCCATCTCAACCCCTCACAACGCGGACAGAATACGAGCCACTGCCGCCCAAACAATAAGCACCGAGATAAGACT